CTTCACCACATTCTCGAACAATCAACTCGGCGAACTTTGACTCAAATGCTTCAGACCAAGTAGGTTCACCCCTAAAGTTTTCATCAGCATATTTTTCAGCCTGTTCAGCAAGTTGCCCAATTCGTTCGTTCATTTGCTAATCCTATAAAATTTATTCAAAGTACCCTCATGTACTCTGTGGTTCTTGTTGGATGATCCTTCATTTACTTTAACGGAATTCCAATGTCCGTTTCCATTGTGTTGAGAAGTGAGTTTGATTTTAACTGAACTTGTAATGGACTCAAGTATCATACCAGTTCGATATTTCATTCCGCATCTTTCCAAATCCAACCCAATAGAGCCGTTGTGTTTTTAATTTGTTCATCTGTTGGCTTTTGATACATCATAAATTGAACCTTTGGATAGCCATTATACAAACACCAGTAACCAACTGGTTTAGGATTTTCAAGTATAACAAAACGTGTCCCACCAGCCATCTCAAGTATTTCTTCTTTAGTCATTCTTGTCACCCTAGCTCTGATTGCTTTATTAATTTGTCAATATTATCTTTTTCATTTACCAACCAATCAACCTCAGCATGGAAATAACCCATGCCTCTTTCTCGCTCGACTTGAATTTTTACAATAGCCCTTCTAGCTTCTTTAAGAATCCTAACTGATTCTATTATGATTTCTTTATCGGTCATTCTTTTCCTTTAATTTAGATTCTATTGCTTTAATCAAATCTTTTAAATTACCACCTTCTTCCCAATCAATTTCATCCTCATCTGTCAAACCTACCCATTCTTTAATTGGTTCTTTATGAGGGCATTTGCAAGTTCTTGGATTGCCTATGTACCAAAATTCTCCACAGTCTCCGCAACCAAACTTAAACATTATTATTGTCCCCTTGCTCAATCTCTTGAGACGAGGCGGACAATTCCCACAATGCATGCTCTTGTTTCATGCCTTGTTGTCTGCCTTTTTCAAATGCTAATTTGGCAAATGGTTCAAATCTTGTATCGTATTTAGCATGATGCTCATCCCAACCACATTTAATTGCCATTTCAATTATTTCTTCTTTAGTCATTCTTGTCCCCTTGTTCGAATAGCTTTATTGATTACATAAACCCGTGTTGCCATTGTTTCATCCAACTCCATTACTCGCTTTTCAATTTCCTCACGTTCTTTTTCTGCTACCAGTTTGGCAAAGCGTTCAAACGCAATTGGTGTCATTTCAATGATTGCTTCTGGTAGTCCCGCCTGTCTAGCCATCTTAATTATTTCTTCTTTAGTCATTCTTGTCCCCTTGTTCGAATTAGTATTGGTACATCAACTTTTCGACAATATTTCATAGCGTTTTCATAAGATGTTAACAAAAACTTTTCTCCTTGTTCATTCGTAAAGTAATTGCCTAGATCAATAAGCCTGAAACCTTCTTCTCTAGTTTCATCAGGTACAGTTATAAAACAAACTACACCTGTATTTTTATAACTCACTTTCTCATACCCATCATAGCATAGTTTTCTGCTTGTCTAGCTGACATTTGATCGGCTAACAAGGCCTTGGCAGGTGTTGCTTCACGTTCTAATCGTTCGGTCAACTTCTCAAATCGCCTAGAATCAACAATTTTACCAATTGTCATTATAACCAGTGTATTAGCAATCATCTCACCAGTACCAGGTGGTTGTTCTTTACCGACTGCTCGTAGTGTGGCACACATTAGTTCCCATTGTACGCTCATATTGCATTCCTTTTGATATTTTCAATCTCACCAATGTATTTGTATGCATATGGAAATAAGGTGGCATACAATAACAATGCTTCTTCTTCATCACGACCAAAATGTCTTGCAACTACACCACACCACATACTAGAATCAGTTGGTACCTTACCATCTCTGTAAAATTCTCCAGCATATGATACCGCAAATTCTTCTATATGATCTTCAAAACTATCTAAACTCAATGTCATGCTACACTCCATATAATACTATCTTTGTAACGGATGTTTTCGGAACCGTCATATTCTTCCACAATAAACTCTGTGCCTTGTTTTATCCATCGGACTTCTAGGTCATCGAGAGCACCAAGGAATTCTTTTGGGTATTTACCTTTGGCCAATAATTCAAGATCACCAGAATCCATACCGTCTAATACTGCCTGAGCAATATCAGCATCAAATAACAACTCATCAGCGTCACCAGATGCCCATGTAGACCAACCTGCACCAAAACCAGGTGATACCAACACGGCTACATGGATACCTTCATCAAACTGCTTGGTCAATTTTTTCATTTTCTTCTCTATCAATTTTTAAAATAATAAATTTTACTTTTTGTTCAGCTGAATCAATACTATCCACATTTAAAACAACTTTTTGGCCTTTGTAGTATAACACATATGTCCACAGTTGGCAATCCCATTCTATTCTACTCATTGTAGCCACCTTTCAGGAGAATCATATGATAATTCTAGTTGAGTATCAATATCTACAAATATATTTTTGACCGTATCAAGTGGTACACCAAGGATTACAGATATATCCTCAAAATCATACCCATTATTAATCATATCTTCAACACTCAAAGCCAAATCTTTCATTTTACCCATAATGTACTCCTTAGATTAGAATTACTGCTAATAAGAACAACACACAATTAATATAAAAATGCTTCATATTACCTTCTTTATAATCCAAATACGCTAGTACAGCTAAGACACCAGCTAATATCATGTTAACTATCATTTTTTAATCCTTATCATTATGAACCGACACCGTGATTTTAACACACACAAATTAATTTGGCAAGCCTTAGAATGGTACATTTTTATAAAATAAATGTGCACCTGCCTGTGCTACGACCTTACCTTGCTTGGCCCACTTAGGATCTACATAAGTGGCATGGTAGTGCAGGATATCTTCAGAATCTAATTTTTTAACTCTTAGACCATTCATTAATGCCTTGGCTTCTTTTATATACTTGGCCTTTTGACTATCCGACCATGCCACATACTTCTCCATGGTCCAGGAGAATTGTGACTTAGAGTACACTACTTGGCACATTCTATCGCCCCAGGAACCTTCTTTTAATCGGTTGATATGGACCTGACCGACTGCCAGCTGAGCATTTTCATCTAATGTGCCGGCTTCTCTAAAAATAGAATAGGCAAGGCAATTCACATCTTTATCGGTTTGACCGGCAACTCTCTTGCCTTTATTGTCAACTTCTAGTTCGCCAGGTTTTTTACTAACAACTTTCGGTTTTGCTGGCGTATCTGGTATTTCTATGATAAAAGGTTGGTATATCTGATTCAGGTGCTTTAGTTGACCTGCCTCTGCCTTGGCAATCTGCTTTGGTGTACGGGCAACAATAACATTGCCTTTGGCATCTTCAGTCCACATATTGGCATGAACCGAACCAGATGCAACTAATAACGATAATAAAATTGTACGTTTCATACTAACCTCCTACGCTGTGTATTTTACGCCTCAGCAACTCACCTAATGTAGGTTTCTTTGGCTTGATACCTAACTTTTTGCAAAGCAATTGGTATAGGGTCTTTTTTTGTTTGGTTTTGTGTTTTGTTTTCATAGAATCGATTATACCAGAACCAGACAGAATGGCAAGCATTGTGTTGTTATTTTACAACCTCAAAGGTTCTAAATTTAAAATCAATTGTCAAGGGCTTGCTGAACATCTTTGGCTCTTTGGCACCTTTGGCTATAAAACCAATGGCCTTACCTGTACGACCAGTTGGTTTACTTTCAAAGATATAAATGCCATTAGCGACAGGTACATCCCATTTTGTAGTTTCTCTTAATTTAATCATTGTAAGTGTTCACTCTTAATCTAATAAAATCATGTATTCTTCAGGAAAGTGTTCCATGAACCAATCCAAACCTTTTCTCACGATACTATAGTCACCAGTTAAATTGGCACCTGAAATGGTATCGTATACGGCCACGGCTTCTGGTACCAATGTACAGGATGCACCTGAGAATGGGTTAGTAACTACTACTGGTTCGGTATCGTATATGGTACACTTGAACGGTAATTTAATCATACAGTCTCCTTATTCAAAATTTTATCTTCTATCAGGTCATGGCAGGCATTCATAGTCAAAATAAACAAGGTGGACATTAATGCCTTTTCCTGTGCATTAGGATGATTATCAATCTGATCCTGCAATTGGGCCAATGTAGGAGCTGCCCATAATCCAGTTTTTGGTATTGGATTCTTTACCACATCATAACATCCGCTCATACAGTCTCCTTGCTTTTCATCATTTCAGATAAAATATACTTGGCAATATTCATTTGCTTACGTACATACTCAACAGAACCAGGTCCTGCACCCATGGACAACATTTCCTGTGTATCTGACAATATGCCTGCAACTACCATCTCAAGACCAGAAAATTTGGCTGTAATGGATTCCATGTACTGTTGCTTAATCTCACTCTCACTCATACCGTAACATTGTTTCTCAAATTCAGTCATAATCATTCCTTGCTATTAAAACATCTATTATACCAGAATACCAGAATTTGGCAACCTGAATACTTTAGTTCTCCATTGTTCCGGTCTAGTATTCATACACCGCAAAATAGACCGCATTAGCCTTAAGACAAGTGCTTGCTCTATTCATACGACTACGACCCTTATCCAACACCGTATTCCTAGGTCCACGATACCGAATTTTAAAATATCTACCTTGTGATGCTTCCAACTTACGGAATTGTTCCAATGCCTCAATAGGGTACTTTGCTATCATTTATAATCCTCCCAGTCTTTTTCATCATATTTACCATAATAATAGTATTCCATTGCCTCTTGGTAACACCAATTATACTTTTCCATCAAATGGCTTATTCCATTCTCTGCTTCATCATCTTTCATTTCATATACTTCATTATACATCATAAACTCCTATTCCATGTACAATCGACCAATTTCACTCTTAATCCTATCAGCATCCCAATTAGGATGCTTGTCACATAGTACCATAATACTATTGGCAACTACTTCAACTAGTCCACACATATAGGAGTCACCATCAAATTGAATATCATCACGCATACAGTTATAAAGGTATGCCGAATGGTTTGCCTTGACCAGTTTTTTATTTTCTTTAGTCCACTTCATTTTCTTTGTCATAATATTCTACCTTATAGTATAAAATTCTGCGTTACCTGTCAAAAACCACATAAAATATCGAAAATTGCACCTTAACGATATCTATACCAATACCTTCGCCGGCTGTGTCGCTAGTAGGTGAGGGGCTTTGGAACTTAGTTTCTGTGTTGTATCCGAGCGACACTCAGAACCTTTCATCAAACTCACAACCAATTTCCAGGAGGTTTTCACGCTCAGCCATGTACGTCACCCAAAGATCCTCCAATTGGTTTCCAAGATCTCTGCGGACTAATTCAGAAGCAAGTGCCAATGTATTTTCTGAATGAGCACCGTTATTATACAAGCTTACCTCATAAGCTTCTAATAAGTTTACCTCAGCTTTTCTCATATTTTTTACCTCAATTATACCTGAACACCACCAGAAACCACTATTGCTTTAGATGGTTTGCGGTTTGCTTTGAGAGCTTTAGAACCGACTGGAGCTAAGAGCTTCTCTAATTTTGCTCTAGCTTTATTAATTGCTACCTCTTTCCTTAACTGAGCATTTTGTGCTTTCAGTACCTTGGCGGCAATCTTAAGGTCTCTACGGAATGCCATCTCAATGCGGATGGATTCTTTTAATTCCTTGATTAATTCTCTTTTGGCACTGGTTGACAAGCCTTTGATACCTAAATTTTCAATAACTGACATTTTATTTCCTTTTTACCTGAAATTTTACCTAAAATCTTACCTGAAATTTTACCTGAATTATACCTAGATTCTACCTTGCTTAAACCTCATATTCCATTATATCATATCCAGTAGCATCGGTGTAATCTAATACACCACAGCGATACCCGGTTGGATCCAATTCTCTGAGGATTCTGGACCTGTCAAAGGTAATGCCGTCAATAACCACCGGACCGTGCTCATCCAGCATGGCGTCAAAATGGTAGCAAGCAACCTCATATGATATACATTCTCTATTCATAATCATTCCTTATTCAATTCAATAATTCTAACAGATTTGGTGGATTTGGCAACCTTAGAACTAAAGTACTCACAATTTTCTCTGGAGTACTTTAGTATTCATTTTTTGGTTATTCTTGTTTAGGATTAATCGGTGGGTTTCGAGCAATTGGGCAAGAATTGAAACCATTCCAGCGCCATTTTCTACAGCAAGTACATTCCATTTTATTTCCTTTTTGTATCGTTTCGAAGGTTTAATTATAACAAAATCCTAGAAAATGTCAATATAAGACAAAAGTATTCAGCTATTCCGGTCAAGTATTATCTCCTAGGTTATAAAATATAAGACCAGCCTCCACGTCCACCCCAGGCCTGCTTTCGAATACATCCATTATACCAGAATCCGAAAATTTGGCAATATACGTCAAAAGTATTCAGCTATTCCGGTCAAGTATTATTGATAACGCTTGCCAAATCCTGGGATTCTGGTATAATTACTCCATAAATTGAAAACAAAAAGGAAATAAAATGGTAAAATATAAAGTGGAAATTGAGGTGGTATTGGTTGAAGGTTCCACCCCTGGTTTTATATTTGATAGTATAGTGGAACAGCTGGAGGAAGGCGAAGCTTTGACGGTTGCTCGTTATATTGAGGTAACAGAGGAATAATCCAGTAAATTGGTCAAGTATTATTGATAACGCTTGCCATTTCCTCCTAATCTGGTATAATTACTCCATCAAATCAACAAAGAAAGCAAAATTATGAATTTACTCTCCACAGGCAATCCAAAGATCCTTAAAGGTATCGCTCAAGGTTTCAACACTTACATTCTCCACTTAGCTCCAGCCAGTTTATCTGGTAAGAATACATGCGCTAAGGCCACTCCAGGTTGTATTGCGGCTTGCTTGAACCTTGCAGGACGTGGCGGTATGTTTAAAAAAGGCGAGAATACCAATGTAATCCAACAAGCGAGAATCCGCAAAACCAACCTATTCTTCCAGGATCGTGCTACTTTTATGGCATTATTGGTTAAGGATATAGAATTAGGCTTAAAGCAGTCTAAGCGGTTAGGCTTGGTTCCTGTATATCGCCCCAATGGTACTAGTGACCTTGCTTGGGAAAAATACGAATGTGTCCGTAATGGTGTAACGTATGCCAATATATTCGAAGCCTTTCCAGAGGTCCAATTCTATGATTACACCAAGATCCTAGGCCGTAAATTCAAGCATATCCCCAATTACACGCTTACATTTTCAGCTGCTGACGGTAACGACAGCGATGTGGCAGAAGCCATTAAGCAAGGCTACAATATAGCAGTGGTGTTCGGTATTAAGAAAACACAGCCAATGCCTGCCACGTATATGGGTTTGCCAGTATATAATGGCGACGAATCCGACCTTCGCTTTCTAGATCCAAAAGGTGTAGTGGTTGGTTTATATGCCAAAGGCAAGGCTAAAAAGGATACTACTGGTTTTGTGAAATATCCAACATTTACTATTCAAGGAGTTTAAATATGTTCGAATTATATGTTATGGGCACTATGGCTGGTTTATTATTATTGGCTGGGGTGGCTTTCGCTGGATAGACTTTTCGTGGCTGATTGTGGCCCGTTGACCGGTGGTTGAGCAGAGCTCCCATCGGTCTTTTTTATTGGATGGGGGGGGCTTGACTTAGTGTTATAGGGAAAAAAGCTGGTGGTGGTCGGACTCTTTCTTTCTCTTTTTTATTTTCTGGCCAGCTCCCAAGGATTCGAAATTTTTTTCTGGAGCCCCTTCCAGAGGAACCCTTAATATAAATTACAAAAAAGAAGACAAATCAGAAGGCTTCATCATTTCTTCTCTTTCTTTTTTTATCTTATTGTGTTGGTTGATTACGATATTTTCCTTGTGTTTTCTATCACAAATAAACACCTTATCAGTTTTTGTGGACCAAGGAAGTAGTCTCTGTTCACCATATGTCGGCCATTCCATAGTTCTAAATGGATTTGACATGTTTATTGCCATTTCATAACTTTGTGTTATCTGAGCTTTATGGAATGGATAGAAAAAACAATCGGGAAAGTTTTTAAGGCAAAAATCAACTTCACCTTCTAAATTTCTAAATTTTACTGGTTCTCTTTTTGCTTTTCTTTCGTTATATGTTGATGTCGTTTCGAATAATTGTTTAAATTCTTTTTCATCATAGTGAAACCATTCACCTTCTTTTCTGAGGTGATGAAATTTTCTATGCAAGTCTTTTTCCAATTCAAAAGCTTGTTTAGGTGAATTACATTTTAAATAATGAATAACTCTAAGCGGATTAGGATTACCAGTCTGTAATTCTTTAAGTCGTGTAAAAATATTGTTTGCTTTGCCGATTTTAACAGCAACAGAAACAGCATCTTCTATAAAATAAACATCACTCATACCACTTTATTTCCTTCTTCTCGCATCTTCGAAAGCATCTTTGACACATGCTTTGATTGTTTCGTTGTCCCACTCTTTTACATTCCACAGAGTCGGTACAATAATCTTCCAGTACGTATCAAAGTCTTTATATCGGTATGACGGTGCTTCACTCGGTTCTCCTTCTACATTACCAGAGAGTAACAGTTCAGCAAATTTATCTTCAAAGAAATCTAGTAGTTGTTGAAAACCATCAATGTCTTGTTGGTTGGCATACTTCCAGGCTTCGTCTCTAGCTTGTTTAACATCAATCACCGTCTTACTCCTGCATACATATCGGATTGTACATTGGCGTGGTCGGACCTGAGTTGCTCGATCTCTATTATGGCACGTTCGATTATGTTAGCAAGGTAAGAATTCTTGAACATATCTCGAACATCACTCAATTCAGTTATAATATCAGTTTTGGTCGGAGTGTTCATGTGTTGGCTCTAGGTGAGTCTGTAGTTACTGGTGCTGTATTGCTGGTGAATAGGTACTCACCTTGAGGCATATCGTAGCTCCATATACGGAACAACTCGACAGTTTTCCAGTATCGTACATAGAGATGGTTAATTAGTAAAGCCGCCATCGCCAAGACAATAAGTCCAAGAGATACCAAAATCGATCCAATTAAAAACAATGCAAAATTATCTAAGTCCATATTCACTCCTTCGGTTGGTTTGTTTTTTCCACATGATATTTGTATAGGTCAATCAGGTACTGAAATTGTATTGGCTGGTGTTCAGGATGTGGTAGTTCTGGTCCGTAGAACTCTACCAATTTGTTATAATACTCTAATATTTGTTCGTTTGTCATAAAAGTTTAAAGTGAAAGTAGTATATATATTAGTATAAACACTCATAACGTTAATACTAAAAGGACAATTCATGGAACTCATCAAATCAATTATATCATTCTTTCAATACATCGGCAAGCGTCTAAATCAATCGGACTTGGAAATTTATATTGAAACTCACAAACCTAAATCTGAAGCCGATATTGAAAGACTGATTCGCCAATTCAATCAAAAACACCTGTTTCGTACCTTTTCTTAAAGGCCACGGATAGTTGACCAGGTTTTCAACTTCTCTCTTTTGGCCTTTCTGGCACCGTTGACATTTGTATCCGAGATTATACATTTCTCAATCATAATGTCTATCATTGCCAAAAGGTCTCCTGTTTCTTCCTCTAGTCTTTCTTTGTTAGTTCGGTTGTTATGTACCGAATCCATACCAAATCGAAAGACTTTGGAAATAGCCTGTGTTACTTCAGCACATTCTTCCTGAGCAATACAGAAAATCTCTTTTGTTTCATTATCTAAACTCATAGTCAATCTCGTAATAGTTGGGGTTTCTCTGTATTTTCGGCAAGGAACTTTTCAGCCACGGAAGTAGCTTCTTCATGTGTTCCCATTACAATTGTGGTAACTTGAACTTTACCACTTTCTTCTATTGTAATAATCCAGCCGTTACTGGTTTTGTTAGGTTCAATCTTAGCTGTTCTCATAATTTCTCCTTATGCAATCATTTTGATAAAACGGTTTAACACGACACGGTTATTTAACTTATTTCCCGTATACTTACTGAAGGCAGAAACGATACCACGAGTGGTTGCATTTTCTTTTACTTCAAATTCGGCATCATCATCAATAGCCATGCCTTGTGATCTGAGCAAATAGTACTCATCAAATCCTGCGGAAGTCACCACAGAGTAATTGTCTTTCCTGAATTGTATGGCTAATGTATCATATCTCTTTTGATTTCCTCCGAAATCATAGAATCTATGTATCTTACGGTTAAACTCTGATCCAGCGAGGACATAGAAACCAATGATATTACAGTCGGTTAATTTTTTCAATAACTTAATCAAACCTGTTGTAACATTAGCACCGTATTGACAATCTCTAATAGTTTCTTGATTTTTAGTCTTAGGATCTCTGATAACTAATACATCTAGACCATATAGAGGTTTATTATATTTTCCATCTTCTTGGTATACACCATCAATAGAATCGGATTCACCATCAGTAAGGAAAATAGTATTTACAATTTGTAATTTGTTTTTCTTTTGAAATTCTGGTACTATTTTTGCAGCCGATATAATTGCCTGATTCAATGGTGTACTTGAAAGACTTGTCCACCAAGGAAATCTTTCACCTTCAGAACTACCGATAAGTCCGATAGCACACAGTACAGAGCCAGCATACATGAAATCGGATGCCGACATTCTATGTGATAAAATATTCATCAGCGAAAACTTGTTGAATGCCAAGTTTCCATTTTTAGGTGTAATCTCATAGGTATATTCAGGTAAAGACTCACATGTGAAAGCATATACCTCATAAGGAATATTAACCTTTTTACAAAACAACACCAAATTAAATAACTGTCTCATTGTGTTGGCTATGTGATTACCCATAGAACCGGACCAATCTAAGAACATTACAAGTCCGTGAGATTTACCATCAGGCATAACCGAGATTTTCTTGAAGATATCTTCATTGAATTGGTAAGAGAATATTTTGCTCATATTCAAATCACCAGTTTTTGATACTGAAGTCTTCTTCATCTGGTCGGCATTTTTGCGTAATTCAAATTCTTTGACAAGATAGGATACTACTTTTTCAGATTCAATACGAATTTTACTGAAATGTTCTTTTCCTGTACGATATGATTGGCCGTCAGGACCGCCTTTTTTGTATTTTTTGTAAAAATCCTTGTAATCAAAGATGGCTTTGTTTATATCCAAGTCAGGAAGATCAGCATATACATAATCTCTTGATTTTTTATCAAATAATTTTGACTCATTTTTACGGAAAGCCTCATCAGTATGGGATTTCAATTGATTTTGAGCAATTTTGGCGTCATTTTCTTCAGTAATGCCATCGGTAGACTCATTTTTTTCGTCTTTGTCGCTTTTTTTGTCTTTAGTATCAGAATTTTTAGAATTTTGTTGTGAATTTTCTTTCTGGTCTTCGTCTTTGTCGCTTTCCTTAGACTTAGATTTGCCGGAATTTTCAGATTCGTCTTTTTCTTGCTCATTTTTATCGCCGAGATTCATATTTTGAAAAGAATTTTCATCTTTTTCAGGATTTTCTCGATTTTTTACTTTGAACTTGCCTTTTTTAATTTTTTCTTTCTGCTCTAATTTCATATATTCGACAATTTCTTTAGAGACACGGATTACATCATCAAAGGTTTGAGTATTTTCAACTTTATCTAGCAATTCACGTTCTATTTCATCAAATTTTATGCCTTGAGCCGGACCACCTTTGCAATGGATATTAACTCTGTCTATAAAATTCATGTCGCTGAGATCTTGACCATTAGTTCCGAAAAAATCACGTTCAACTAATTCAGTATATCCTTTGACAAACGATTTAGATAGACCAGGATATCTGTACTTGATTTTTCTCTCAATACGGGAATCTTCAACTACATTAATAATAGTTTGGTCAACACCAGCAATTAAATTCTCTTTTAACTCAATAGCAGGTGTATAGAGAGCATGGCCAACCTCATGTCCCATAAAAAGGTCATATAGTTGGCTGGAAATTTTATTATCTAATATTGGAACCGTCAAAATACGATTTTCAACATCAAAGAAAGCTGTAGGTACTGACCTCTGCTCTACCGAGAGGTTCTCAGTTGCCATTAACTTGGCCAGTATTGATTTGGAATTAATCAGTTCCATCTTTTTTCCTTAGGTGTAATGCACCGTCAATTAGTTCAATTTTAATCGTATCACCTTCTTTCCAACCAGTTTCTTCAAGCATCTCTGGAGGAATATTGAATATTACATTAGCAGAATCGCCAGGAATATCCTGAAATACATCTTCATAATTATAGACTGTCATTCTTTTCTTTCAACTCATGGTAAGCTTCTAGGTCTTTCTCATACAAGGACATGATAGCCCATTGCTTGGTTACATCATCAATCATATTTAACTCGGTCTGGTACTCTGTTGGTTTACGTTGAAGTTGGTTTGTGTACTCACTCATATATTCTCACTTTGTTTGGATGTTTTGGCTTACGGTTGTATTGTACACTACTTTTATGCTTTTGTAAAGGTTTAATTGGTGTACGACAATGTGGTCGTTGTATTTTGACAACAAGTGTAACTTTAGTACTCATTTTATCTCCTCATTCTTGAAATGTCCACAGTCTGCTCATCCGTGAAAACCGGCACAGCATTGGACTTGTGCATTGTTGCAATACCTTTGACCATGGAACCGGTGTAGACTTTAGGTGCGGGTTTTGTTGCCACACCTAGGCCAGTATCCTTTGACGGATGACGAACGGTTTCACGACCAGGTGGTGTACTTAGATTGTACGACCAACCGGAGGTTTTTATTGGTTTAATTGTTTTTGCTGGGGAATGTTTAAGCAACCACTGGTCATACTGCTCACGAACAGCTTTCGGTGGTTTCTTTTTCTTGGACTTTGGCAATGTACCATAAAATAGCATTTAGACACTCCTTTTGCAATGAAGTATCTATTATACTACAATATGGGCTTTAAGTCAAGCTCAGTGTTGTATTAATACAACGGTTTTCGGTTTCGTGGTTGGCGGAAGGTTTCTTCCACATCCTCAAAATGTTTCAAATTTTTATTTTGTTTGAATTTCTTTGGTTTCTTTTGAGATTGATTATAGTCCTCAAAAGTATCCCTATCTTTACGAAACTTACCTACAAATTTAGACACGAATTTTTTCCTCCGTTATGGTAACATATCTTTAAAGGCTTCTTTTACAAATTTGTAATCTAAGCCTTTCACGCCTTGGTCTTTTCGTAAAATGCCGGCTATAATTTCAGCTTCACGAGGCTCCAATGATTCCAACATTTGAATCACTAATTCATTTCTTCTTTTCGTAGTTAATTTTTCGGCAGTAGGATGTCCTTTTTGAACAATATAAATTCTACGCAATTGATTATTAAGTGTATCATGTGTGATACCTGGTAGAACATCTTGGGGTATTTTATAGTTATCTGGTATTTCATCTATCATCCATTGATAATTTGGATGAAAGGTTAATTTTAAGACCTCAACCAAGACAGGGCTCAAATTCTTACCAATTATGTCCATTCGCTCTTTTTTATTTTTTGCTAATTCAAATTCATCAAATATTTGATATATGTGTTTCATTAAAATTCCTCAATCACTTCCATTAAATTGGTTAGCTTGTTCTCTACAAAGTAATTAAACATCTTTCCTCTAGATGGTGGTTTAATATCATCATAAGTATTTATAATTTTTGCTTTTATCTCATCTGGTATCATTGTCAAGTCGATAAGCATCTTATTACGTGACCAACCAACCAAAGTCTCAGCATCTTCCCATTGATCTAACGGTGTCTTCATTAACTTTTCAAGTATGCTTTTAGTAATTGGCTTTTGACGTAATTCATTTACAAAACAATCCGCTGGTGATAATACATTAGGAATGCCATCACCTTTATCTCCACGGATAATCTTTTCTTTTAAATCATCTATTGGATTTTCTGAAACAACATACTTCTTTAATGAAGGATTATATTGCTTCACATTTTTGTATTGTTGTAACTGTAGAAAGTCACCATCACTCGATAGTATCAAGATCTTTTCATGTGCTGAATGCCGGGGTACTAATGTACCAATGATATCATCAGCCTCAGCACCTTCAACATCTATACATTTGTAAGGAAAGTATTCTTTTAATTCCTGTTTAAACTTAGCCAACATATCAAAAATTAAGTGCCAATCTAAATCGGACTTATCTCTGGCTTTTTTACGACCTGCTTTGTAATGTGGAAACCATTCCTTGCGCCAGTACTTACGGTTGTCACAACATAGTACTACTTCTCCGTATTCATCACGGAAGTTCTTTAGGTGAGTCCTGATGATGTTCAGGATCATATGGCGTATTAAGTCTTCTTCTAACTTAACACCTTTAGAATTGTTTATCTGTGCCATTAGGCCAGATAGCAGGACCTGATTCAAATCAACTAATATCATTTTAATCTTTCAATAACGAATATCTATTATATCATTCTTCTTTCAAATTGGCAATCATTTTTTCAAATAAAGGTCCTGATTTTGTGGTTTTTTTCATAACTAAACCAAACCAGTCTTGTGGTATTAATCCTGAGATATATTCTCTCACATCAGAAAATATGGCATCAAAATAATCCTCATGGATAATTTCATCTTCTTCATCCACCTTAAATAAAATAACGTGGTATGCAGGACCTACAGAGCTACCACCAACAGGATCGCCTTTAATTTCTTCATTGAAATATTGAGAAAGTACTTCAACGGCATTTTCATTTTCTTCATGTGGCAAAAAAGAAATATAATCTGCGTTTTCTATTTCTTTCATAAAATCTAACATTGTAAACCTTTAATATGTGATTTGCGAACTCTTACCATAATCCATGTATTATAATAATCGTCACTTTCAAGTGCGCCTTTTATAAACTGTTCCTTAGCTTCAAGATATCCACATTCACCTTTTGATTTGCAAAGGTAGATAATCTCTCGGATAAAGTTCTCTTGGCCCAATTGTAACACATCTTTGGTCACCTCGGCACTACTCCCGTAGTAATTTTTCCAATCCGAGGATACCTTAAACTTTTTCTTCTTTCCTTTTAATACTTTTGTTTTAGAAGAATAGAAGAATTTCTTTCCGATGTATTTTTTGCCGGTTATTATGTTGGTTATTAGATACACAAATCCATAATTATCACCGATCATTTCCTCGGTAAAGTCACTACCATTGTAAGTCCAGGTTAAGAGTCCCATCCTTCTGCATCCTCATTGAATTCATCATCCTCTATATAGTCGGTGATTTCTTCAATGGTTTCTCCGCAAAACGGACAAAACTCAGGCAGTTCGGCTGACACTAATTCTTCAACATAAACAATATCGTAACTAGATTCACAATTATGGCACTCAGCTGTCATTGTTTTTTCCATTATAGTTCCTTAATGTGCCCAAACATCTCCCCAATCTCCAGATAAAGCACCCTTTGCATAGTCAGTAGCTCTATTCTCGAAAAAGTTAGTATGAGTTGGTGCGTTAATCATTTCCTCAACCCACGGCAGAGGATTACGTTTTACTTTGAATATGCCTTTGAGGCCTAATGATATTAATCTTCTGTCAGCAATGTAACGAATATACTTCTTCACATCTTCAGACGTTAAATTTTCCATAGGTCCCATTTCAAAAGCCAAGTCAATAAACTTTTCTTCCAATTTAACCATATTCTCAGCTATCGTATATAGGCGACTCTTTAAATCATCATTCCATATTTCATTATTTTCTTGAATATAGGTTCTGAATAACTTAACCATGTTTTCACAATGCTGAGTTTCATCAACAATAGACCATGTAACGATTTGACCCATACCTTTCATTTTACCATGTCTTGGAAAGTTTAATAACATGATGAATGAACTAAACAACTGCATACCTTCTGTAAATGCGGAGAATGTAGCAATATGAGTTGCTGTATTTTCTTTCGTTGTATTTTGTCCTGATATGTTTAAAATATAATCATGTTTTTCTCTCATTGCTGCATATTCCATAAAATCGTTATAAGTGGTTTCTGGCAAACCAAGTGTCTCGATCAAATGTGAATAGGCTGCAATATGTAATGCTTCTCTAGCTGCAAAGCCAAGTAACATCATTCTTACTTCAGGCTGAGGAAAATAGGGAAGGTAATTAGTAACATAACCGCCAGCTACATCAATATCGCCTTGAGTAAAAAACCGAAAGATATGTGTAAGAAATTTCTTTTCAGTTTCATTTAGTTTTTTCTTCCAATCTTTTTCATCTTCAAGCATTGGCACTTCTGTATGTAACCAATGAGATTGTTCATGCTTTAACCAGGCCTCATATGCCCATGGATAGTTAAAAGGTTTAAATGAAGTTCTTCCTTCTGTTATATTATTATTTGTTTTCTTAATCATTTAACCAAGCCTCTAGTGTTTTTTGTTGTACCATACCTACTAAACGTTTTACTTCTACATTCTCATCTAGCATAACGAGAGTTGGCACGCCACGAACACCGTATTCAATTGCTGTATCTTGTGCGTTATCAATATCAATAACTTCAATTGGAATATTTGTTTCAATTTCTTCTAAAGTTTTTGCTAACATTTTACATGGTCCACACCATGATGCTGAAAATCTTAATACTCTTTTCATTTTCTTTTATTCTCCGTTTGTTCTTGACTTGGTGGAAAATACGGCTCTATCACATAGTGCTCTGCTCCCCACCATCCTATAGCAGTTATAAATCCTGCAAATAATAAATCTATAACTATCATTCATCTCTCCATCAATTCATTCACAAAATCTAATAATATCTCATGTTGTAAACCACCATGATATTTACCCTTCATCCAACTATAACCATCATACCAGAATTCTTCACTCTCAGGATGACAACCAATTAGACCAATATTGTTTTGAACAATAGCCATTGGCATACCTGTATTGGCATACTTAGCATGAGTCTCGTATTTACCTTCGCCAACAAAAGTTGGTCCATCATAAAAGAACATATTTTGGTGATGACCATCATACCATACAGTCGGCATATTCTTTGCATGAGGTCTTCTAGTACAAGTACCAGGCTGAGTTATATATTGAACCGCATCCACATCTTTTAAAATATCAAAGTAGTAACTACCAGCCCAAAAGGCACCCATACAAATACCAAGATACTTGCCGCCATTAGAAACAAAATCTCTAACATACTCACCATTTTGTTTTAATGAATTATCAAAAGAATCTGAATCACCAAATCCACCAGGAAAAGCCACCATGTCTACGTTATCAAAGAACCCGTCTTCCATTTCATTCTTTGAAAATAGTTTGAAATGGTATTTTCTATCCAGTGCCTTCAATAATCCATTACCAGATTGAACTGAACATTTCGGATCATTAATAAACATAGCAATTGTGGGTTTCATTTTATTCGTAGTCTTGTCTCAAATCAGGATCAATTAATTGACCTCTCATCAAATATAAAGGAGCTTTCCTGTAAATTAGAAAATCGTGGAATGGATCTGTTAATATTTTAATACACCAGACATATGCCGTTTTAAAGCTTTGTTTAATTGTCAATTGTATCATACGAAAGGTTACTGCGGCAACTCCTAACCATAACCAACCAATACCAACTCTATTTAAATATGTTTCGGTATCTTGGTGTGGTACCAAGTAATTCATAAATGCCAAATCAAAGTATGCTAAAATCGGTATAGCCACAAAACAAGCCATTAGCACTCTCTTGCGGTTTAGATTATAACCAATCTTAATTTCTTCTTTGTATTCTTGTGTTGCTTGATTATATGTGTCATAATCTTTAGGTTCAAAGAAAAAGTGGCCACATTGTCTGGTTGTCATAGCAACTAACCATGCCACATAAGCTGAAACAACCGGATCAATAAACAAAAAGATATAAGCAATCATAAAACTAATTGCTGATACAAAATGTAATGACTGGTTGATCCTACTGTGGTGATAATATCTATGGTCATCCCATCTCTGTTCTTTTAATGTAGCCAATATTTCTTTAAACATTTTTTAACCTTCACAAGCAATACAATCGTTACCTTGAGCAATTTGTGTCATATCCAATTCTTTGATAATCTCTCTCTGAATCTTCTTAGATACTTTATCAGCCTTACCAATCTTCTCAGAACGGCAATAGTATAATGTCTTTAGTCCTTTTTTCCATGCCATAAAATGAATAGCATGAATGTACTTTATATGTGCATCTGGTCTAAAGAATAAATTAAGTGATTGTGCTTGATCGATAAACTCTTGTCTATCAGCAGCTAAATCAATTACCCATCGCTGGTCAATTTCCATAGATGTTTTGAATATATCTTTTTCCAAATCAGATAACATGTCTAAGTGTTGTACAGAACCATCATTAGCAATAATACTGGACCAAGTATCATTATAATCATTTTCGTCTTTTGCTTTTTCTCTAACGATTTTATCTAACCATTTGTTTTTGTTCAAAAATGAGCCAGATAACGTATCCTGACGATAAGCATTAGCACGAAAAGGTTCGATGCTAGGAGAAGTATTTCCCATAATGATAGACGAAGAAGCATTTGGAGCAACAGCCATAGTATGACTGAAGCGTTTACCAGTGCCACTAGCGTCAGGGGCCTCACCTCTCTCTTTACCCAATTCCAGATTTGCATGATCTAAACCTTTCTTAATATGTTTAAAGATTTGGTTATTAGTGACTTTCGCCATTACACCCTCAAAAGGGATACCCAACTTCTGTAAATAAGCATGAAAGCCGAGAGCACCCACACCAATGCTACGCTCTCTAGTAGCAGAGAATTTAGCTCTAGCGATAGTATCAGGAGCATTATCAATAAAGTATTGAAGTACGTTATCCAACATCTCCGCAACGTCCCGTAGAAAATGTTTATTATTCTTCCATTCATCATAAGTCTCCAAGTTCAAAGAAGATAAACAACATACGGCTGTTCGCTGTTCATTAGTTGGCAAAATAATTTCAGAGCACAAATTTGATTGATGTACTTTAAGTCCTAAATCTTTTAAGTGTTTTGGTAACATTCTGTTACTCGTATCAATATAATGAATGTATGGTTCACCTGTGTGCATACGTAATTCTAAAATTTGTTGCCACAAGTGTCTAGCCGATACCACTTCTCTCACTTCTCCGCTATGTGGATCTTTCAATTGCCATTCATCACTAGCATTTGGATCTAACATACATCTTTCAATAATTTCCATGAAAGAATCTGGTATATTAATACCGTGATGAAGATTCAAACATCTTGAATTAGGATCACCTGTTGATTTTCTTAATTCTATAAAAGAAGTAATATCGGGATGGCTAATATCAAGATAGGCAGCATAACTACCACGGCGAGTACGACCTTGCCGATAAGCCAAAGAACTAGCATCATACATTTTAAGATGTGGCATAACACCAGTAGACTTATCATCGGCAGAGCGAATACCAAAACCGATACCGACACCACCGCCCAACATAGATAACCAATTAGTTTCTGATAAGTTTTCAACTAAACCCTCCGCAGTATCTTCAATATAATTTAAAAAACATGATATGGGAAGACCACGCTTAGATCTACCGAAAGATAGTATCGGTGTAGAATACGAGAGCCAATGTTTACTAGAGTAATCGTAGAGTCTCTGAGCATGTTCTTTATTACTTCCAAATGTCTTTGATACGTATGCAAATCTGTGTTGTGGTGATTCTTCATCTTCTCTCATGTAAGATTCTTTAAGTCTCTTAACCCCCAATTCGTCAAACAGTTTATCCCTATCCAAATCTATCTTAATGCCTAGATACTCTGTCATATGCTCTACCTTCTTGTTATTGTGTTATAAATTCGCTAATCATTGGAAATATCGGTTCTATTACTCTAGCACATTCTATCGCTACCTCTCTATGTTCTTTTTGTGTCGATTTATCGCTTCGGATCTGTATGTAGTGTAACCAGGAACGAAGCGTTCCGTGCATATACATTCTACTCTTTGTCATGCCTTCTGGCAATACAGCCCTCGCTTGTTCTTTTGCTATTCCTTTATCTAATGCAAACTGGTAAGCATCTTTAGCTACATCTAATACCTTGTTTTGGTAATTTTCCCACCATGTTTGTAATGCTAGATTATCCGTTTCAATACTATTTTGTCTATTCTTTGTGTCTTGTAATCTTGATTCTTTTAGTTCAAATCCTAATTGAGAAGCGTCGGCATACCGTTGACTAAACTCTTGAAAAGAGAATGATCTGTGTCTCAAGATTTGTCTTGCTATGTCCCTAGTTGTATTAATTTCTAAACAGATACTGGCCATCTCCAATGGAGACCAGTGTTGATTTTTGATAAGATATCTAACCAGTTTTTCAGATGTTGCATCATTATTTTGATTTGCTGGGTTTGATACTCTAGCCGCATAAGCTACTTGTTCTAACAAGTTCTTCCCATCGGCACCTTGTGTGTATGATATTAATTTCACTTCCATTATATAGTCTCTTTTAAGTCTTTTTCCAATTAGTAAATTGTAATTTCGCCATTAAATTTTGATATGTGTGGTTAGTTATAATATCTTCAATTTCGTCTGGTGAAAACCCATCTAAAACCATGTCATTAATGTCTTTACACTCCATCATTTCTGGCCAAATTACTACCTTGTAATGTTCTTCTATCGCCTTTCCCATTTGTTTTACAATTTCTTTGTTTCTAGGTTCATTATCATAGATTAATACCACATTTTCTTTTGGTAATATCTTGGTAATGGATGTGAGATTAGAATCAGCAGTAGCCACAGCATTTTTAATGAATAAAGAGTCAATAGGACCTTCCGTCACATAGATTGGTTGTTCCATGTCAATCCTATCAAGTCCAAACACCTTGTGATTATCTATGTCAAGTTTCATGGTGATATATCTCAATTTAGATTCACCAAGAGCACGACCTTGAAACGCAATTAGGTTTTTATCTTTATCGTAGAATGGTATCACTAATCTTTTATCACCATCAATCAAACGTTCTTGGCCAAGTTGATTAAAGCCAAGACCGTCTACAAAGGCTTTGAAGTCTTCTGCATAGTATAAAGAATCAAAAGCTCCGTCCGGGATTTTTCTATGTTCAACATAATCTCTTGCAAAATGTCCTCGTGGTAAGGAAGCAATTGAAGGGATTCCGAGTGATTTTTTAAATGTCGGTGTTTCTGTTTTGAACGCTGAAAAATCTGGTTTAGTATTACTAATGTTTTTCGCTGGATCGTGTTTGTATCTCTCTAGTGTATATTCTTTCAATAGACTAGGCTCTACTCTCTCTAAGAAATTATAGAAAGAAATGGACGCAGAACAATTGTGACACATAAAGAAGTAATTGTTCTTCTTTTTGTATATGTACCCACGAGTTTTGGTTTTATTTTTTTGTGAATCGCCACAAAGAGGACACCTGAAGTTATACAGGTCTTCTTTCTTTTGTGTGAATAGGTGAAGCTTAGAGGATGCCCTAAGCAAAAAGGCTCTATCAATAAAAACGCTCATAATAAAAAAATAGTAGATTAACGAATAATTCTATCTATTATATCAAAATTTATGTGTGAAAGCAACCATGATAGGACAATAACGCCACCGGTAATCATCCACTTCCATTGTAGGATTATATCCAACTGTTTCTTTTCTTGTACTTGGTGGTTTTGAATAAAAACCCTTAATGATTTTATTTCATCCATAATACGTAATTCTGATGCTTGCATTTTATCCAATACCGTATCAATACGGTCGTGAATTTCTTTAACATCGCTGTCGGTTTCCCGTCTTCTAGCTTCCATATCAACGTAAACCTTCGCTATATGGCGGTCATGTTGATCCACCAATTTGTCTATGATTGTATCCATTTTTCCGCAAAGTAAGGTAAGGGTGGCGACTTGGGATTTTAAAACCCCAACGTCTACTTTTATATCGTCATCAATAGGCATTTCTTGACACTTCCCTTTTACTAAGCAAAAATTATGACAGCTTTATTTCTTTTCAGGCAATTTCTCGCCATCAAGTTTTTTATGGATTTTTATTTGCTTACAAACTTCTTTCTCTTTGCCTTTGGCATCTTTTGTTGTATTACAAACTCTCTTAGTTTTAGACTCGGCATGAACTAAACTAATAGAAACAAGTGTTAATACAAAAGCTAAAATAATTTTTTTCATATATTTAAATCTCCGGTTGTGGTGCTTGTACAGGCGCTAGTTTACCACCATATCCAACAACTGGATCGGCTTGTACTGTTGTTGGTACAATAACTGGCACGATTGGCTTTGATATTGTTGGAGATACTGTAGGTGCTGGAGGCACATAAGTTGGTGTAGTTGGTGCTGGTGTAACTGGTGCCGGTGAAACGGATACTGGTCTTGTAGCTGCATTTATTGCCTGTGCCTTTAAGTCTTTGTCGTTACCCGCCAACATAATACCTGATAATGTACCAGTTAAAAATGTGGCAATTGGAATAATCATTTCAAAAAACTTTTGGTCAATAGGACTAATAGCATTTAATGGCTGAGTAATAAAGATAATTGAATATAACACAACAAAAACAATACCTGTTAATGTAAGTGCTAAACAAATACCAATGAAGAATTTAAGACGAGCCATGAGCTGGTCTTCTGAGTACATGAATGGTTGATTATTTTCCACAGCTTGCTCCGTTTGGTTTACATGAAGGAAGAACAGTTTGATTTTGCGCTGAAGTAGGTTCAGGCGCTGGCGGACCCAAACGAGGATCTCTTTGGCCTTTGAATATGTGTTCTGGACAAGTTCTTGTAACATCGCATATAGGTGGTTTACAGTCGAGGGAATCCCAGTTTTTGGGGTCTTGGCATGGATAACGAAACTGGTCGTGGCCGAAAAAGGCTAACGTCAAAGGCAAAAGGAGTAATACTGCTGCCCAAGCAAATAGTTTTTGGTCGTGCATTAAGATCCTAAAATTTGTTTAATGTGGTTAAATTTTTCTGTCCTATCAGCCAAACCAATATCACCGCCATTAATAACTTTAGTCATCTTAACAATATCACCTGCATCAGCAATTGCATTTAGGTTGTTTGTTTCCCAAAACCAACAAGCAGATTGTAATGCACCTTCAAAAGTTTGCATATATTCTGATGCTTCTTCGGGAGTAATTTCAATACTAGAAGCGAACCAAGTATAGTTCTCTTTGCCAGTAATTTGAATGGCACCACGGCCACAATATTTGTAACCATCACCAGATGCTTCATCACCGTTACCCATACGATTAGCATAAACCTTATTGGCGATTGCTTCTTGTTTGTTTGGTTTAGCACAATATTCATTGGCTAATTCAATGGTCGGAAAATACTTACGAAATATTTTAGTCAAAGATTCTGGTCTATAATTCAGATTTTCTTTGAGTGATGTGAACCCATTAGATTCGTGTACACATTGTGCTAAGAATCCTGCAATTCTTGCTGGTGTGTTAATCTCGTAGTCAGGTAGTAATTTAGATAATACTTGGTACCAATGATCCAAATAAGGATTTTTTGGTATAATTTGTTTCAGCTGGTCTTTTGTGAGTTGCATTTTATCCTCATACTAGTGTTTGCGCTAATTGTATCGCTCCCATCAAAATAGCATGATATTCATCGTTTTGAGCCAACTGATCTGCATTGGCACTTATTCTTGCAACAATATTCATATCGTTGACTAATTCTTTGTATTCCTCAGCTGTCAATTGTCCTTCATTATATAATTGCTGATATCCTTGAGCCTGAATAGCTAAATCTTGTATTGCGGTCATCTTGGTTCACCTCCAATTACTTTTTGTATTTCTTCTGCTGA